GAAGGAGAAGTAGTTGATGAATCTTGAGTTTTTTACACTAGACGAGTTCAACTGCCAGCTAACTGGAGATAACAAGATGGAACCTGAGTTCCTACAGAAGCTTGATCGTTTACGTGGTGAGTGTGGGTTCCCGTTTGTCATAACAAGTGGTTATAGACACCCCATTGAACATCCTATAGAAGCTGCTAAGGTAGTTCCGGGGACCCATGCTCAGGGCATTGCTGCAGACATCCAGATTAAATCCTCAAGTCAACGCTTTATTATCGTTCAGAAAGCACTAGAGATTGGCTTCAAAGGCATAGGCATTGCCAAAACTTTTGTCCATGTAGACACACGTGGTACAACTCCTGTTATGTGGTTGTACTAATGTTTTTTACACAGCATAAAACACTGACTAACGATGCTGAGACAACAGTTCTCACTATCCCCAATGGTTTTACTTTACACGTCAACTATATCTTTGTGGCTAACCACGGTGGCAGCACTAACAGCATAGACCTGTGGTGGGAAAACAGTGCTGGTGTAGACCAAATGTACTTCTTTGACGGCACAAGTATCAACTCAGGAAGTAAAGAAATCTTAGGTGGACAGTCGGAAACTCCTATATTTGTTTTACATCAGGGAGAAGTAGTGAAGGCACAGGCCGCATCTTCGGGTGACATAGAAGTAGCCTTTACTTTTAACCTAGTAAACCAACCGTCTTTCTTAAACAACTACAACTAATAGATGGCAACTGACTTAGACATTGAGTTACTGCCTTGGCAACAGGAAGTCTGGGCAGACAACACTAGATTTAAGATTGTAGCAGCAGGTAGGCGTACAGGTAAGTCAAGACTTGCTGCATGGATGCTGATTGTGAACGCTTTACAGGCCGAAAGAGGCCATGTGTTCTACGTAGCTCCAACACAGGGTCAGGCCAGAGACATCATGTGGCAGACCTTGTTAGACTTAGGCCACCCTGTAATCTCAGGTAGCCACATTAACAACTTGCAGATTAAGTTAATCAACGGTGCCACCATCAGCCTTAAGGGTGCCGACAGACCAGAGACAATGCGTGGTGTGTCACTGAAGTTCCTAGTGTTGGACGAGTACGCAGACATGAAGCCTGACGTATTTGAGCAGATCCTT